CTGAGCGCTATCAGAGAACGTCCAACCGAGATTGGAAGATCTCACGTCCGGATCCAAAGATCCTCCCCATAACCCAGGGTGGGGGTCCAGGATGCGTCATGAAGTGTGGTAACCATCCGTACTGGTGGACCTAACCACAGCAGCCCCTTTACGTCGGTTCCCTTGTAACAGGGAAACTTACACGTAGAGTACACAAGACTTAGGAGTTCTCACTCTCGATCACTCGAGAGAAACGGCAGGTGATCTTCCCCGAAGGTACTATCCGTTCCCGGCTGGGCGGTTTCCCGTAGCCCATCGATCGCCACTCCATATCTTGTGCCCTGCTACGTAGCCGACAGGCCGAAGCCTGGCCGGGTAATTAACCCGGTCGTCAATGCTACTGCGCCCAGGGGCACCCATCCATCATCTGATTCCACACCTTCGGCAACAAGGAAAGCCACCCATGCACTACAAGACATGGGCCCGAAGGTTTCGCCCCAGCACTCCCAATCCGGCTCCTAGAGAGCGGCGAAAGCAAGTCCGTGGTCCCCAATAAAGGGGTCTGAAAGAACTGTCAGGAGCAAGCTCTCCGGAAGGGAGGACCTTGACGGAACTCCTCTCTACAGAGGAAGGAAGTAAGGAGGGAGGCGGAGGAACCCGGTGTGCCCTCTTAAGTTCCACATCAACACGGATGCAGGGATGATCATCAAACCATCCTCGACTGCACCTGATGGGAACAAGAGGGAACCCATTGTCGGTCCACCAGCTCAAAACCTCTGCAGGCCAGAGCCAGCGCAGTCTGGGACGACTGAGGCTGAGCCGACAGTGAGCAACCAGCGCCCTCTCGCGCTCCACACAAACCTCGGTGTAAGGACAAAGCTCGCGGCCCTCAAACAGGGAAGCAACACGAGCGACAACGAGGGAGTGAGCGCGATCAAACACAGGGCGCCAGTCCACAGGCGGACCATGGTCTCGGGTAACCATGGTCGGCGCACGCGGTAACCCGTACGACTGGACTTCAGGTCCAGCAACTAAACCAGTACGGAACCACCGGTGCCGGAGGAGGAGACGGAAGATGTTCGAAGGCAGCGTAGAGGGGTTGACACCGCGGCGCATGACAAGATGCCTAAAAGGCAACACGCAGTGTTCCCAAACAACCTCTCTACGGAAGTGACGGCCCACACCTTCCCATATCCTCGACAGGAGGCAGCCTGGTTCGTTGCCGGGTCTAAAAAAAGAGAGAACAGGTTTAGTCACGAAGGAGCGACTAGGAACATGGAAACTCTTTGAGTTGAGCTCCACATATTCTCTACTAAGCCCCGTCTTCTCTCGATTTAGAACCCAGCCGAAGTGGCGAAGGACGGAATCCCACGTGTCAAAGAAGAGAGAATCCCCACACGTGGCGATATCGTCGCCGTTGATCAACACGGCACGTTTCCGCCGATCACCACTATAGTTCTGCCGGAGCCGACAGGCAATCTTCCACAATGCAAAGTTGATCAAGCACAACATTGGGAAGGACAACTTGTTGCCCATCATCTGGCCCCGATATATCCGATGCTGGCGTCCAGAACGCGACCGCCAGACCAGATTCTCCGGCAGAAAACTACCCAGGATGCAATCCTGCTCCTCCTTGGTGAGGGAGGGAGAACGCGCTATGACCTGTGCCACCCTATAGGCCAGATCTGGGTGAATATTGTCAGTAGCAGAGCTGTAATCACCACTGATGTACACCTCTGATTTACCCAGATCATCGACTAAGCGATTAACGTGTTCTAAAGAGAACTCCCCCCGGACGATCCACGCCTTCCTCGAAAGGAAGTCATATAAACATTCGTGGACCGGGGTCAACAGCCTCTTTACGCCGGCGGACTGGATCGTAACGACACGGCTCTTCCCCTTCGTCTTCGCCACGCCCAGGCG